TTCTTTGTAGATAGGTCTGGAAGATGATCTCTTGCGAGAAGGATTAACAAAGAAGATCTTCACCTCTTTGCCTGTAATCTTCTTGAAAAATGCAGGATAATATGCAAAAGGTGCATCACCACAGGCATTTTGACCTGCAAAGATTGCATACTCCACATCATCAGGAACTTCTGGAGATTGTTCTAGTTCAATGAAGTCCATTACAGCACGTTTGAGATAGCAAGCATCCAAATAGCACTTGGATTCAATTGCTTTTTTCATCTCACTATTCTTATAAACATGCCAATCAACTTGCAAATTCTCTAAACAATGTCCATTAACCTCTTCTGTTTTAACATAATCATTCTTCTTGGCATCTAGTCCTAGATTGTCACAAGTTCTCTTGATTAAATTCTCATACACGAGTCCAGAAGCATTTCGTGCCTCTCCACCTCCACCTTCCTGATGGATTTCTGGGAGTGCATCAACTTCCTTATTATAGGACTCAATAACAGTTGGCATGAATAAATGCTCCATCTAATTTAAGGACAGTTTATGCGTCCCCCCTTTAACCTCCATCCATCTGACATCCTACCATAGCACCACCGATGATACCAGTAGGAATCGCCCACCAGCGGTCTTTTCCACGAGAACCAAATCCTGCTAGTCCTCCACCTAATAGACCACCAATCACTGTGCCATCGGAACAATCATTCGTATCTACATTTTCATACACGGTAACATGGCGACGATAAGTGCTCTGACCTACATTAGGATGGGGATCTGGATGAACATGAGTGGGAGTATCTTCACAAGGAACTTCCACGGTTTCTTTCCACGACTTTACATAACCAGGATCATTCTCCGTTCCTGGGATGTATTCTTCTCTATACTCACTCTTAAAGCAAGTACGTTCATGTGACCATCCTGCTTGTGACTCACCTGCTACTGCTGGAGTACAAGCACTCAAAGCAACAAGGGCGGCAAGTGCAATTTTCATTAGATTTTTTAATTATGTAGGTATAATACTAGAAAAAAAGAAGCAATGGATAAATACTATGCCACTTTCTTGACCGTCTCCATCTTTTTCATGCTTCTCACCAAATAATTAGTATATTTCTCCATTTTATCAGGATGAACCGCATGAGGAGTAAATTTCATCATTTCCCGTAGTGCTTCCATCTCGCTTTGCTCTTCTTCAGTCAAATAATCTGTGGTTTTGGAGATGAAAGTCATAATTCTACTAGGTATGTGGGAGTATCCTAACACTATCTATGTAGAATTTAACGAAACTTAATACTTTCTTTAGAGTTGCGTAAAACTTTTTAATATCTATGAGGAATCTTGTCATAATCAGTAGGAGTATACTCATAACCATACTTCTTTAAGTATTCATTGAATTTCTCATCAGGAACTTTACCTTCCCAATAATCTTTTTCACTATACTCCTTTTTAATCATGGGGTTTGTTCCTTCTTTGCTAGTTTCTCTTGTTTAATACGCCTTTTAACCATTTTAGCATAAAAAACATCCTGTTCAGTATACCACCCAGGATGTTCTTTTGCAAGTTTAATAATTTTCTTTGCTGCTTTCTTGTCCTTCAAACCTAGTCTTTACCTTTAAAATAGGTATTTATAACCTCGATTTGATCATGCCACCTAGCAATCTTATCTAACTCTTCTTGCATTGCTTGAGTAACATCTGGATGTTCCCCAATACCTACCGGATTGTTAAGATAAACTTCCACATTTGCCCTGTGCATAGCAATCTCACCTTGAGCATGTGCTAACAGGGCATTTAACAACTGTTTTCTCATTAGTACAACTTCTCCTCTGCTCCTAATTCTATAGTTACATCAGAAGTAGGATATGCCACACAAGTAAGAACAAATCCTTCTTCTAGTTGGTCATCATCAAGGAAAGATTGATCCTCTTGACTAACAGTTCCTTCTAAAATTTTACCAGCACACGTTGAACACGCACCAGCACGACAAGAATAAGGAGCATCAATACCTTCTTCTTCTGCCTTGTCTAGAATATACTCATCATCAGCACAGTCAAAGGTATGTTCTGTACCGTCTGTTTCTTTGAGAGTTACTTGATACGATGCCATGTTTAATAGTTACGACTCGATGTATTTATTTTACCACACTACCCAAGTCTTTGACAACTTGTGTGGATTTGCTCAACTGTTCTAGTGCTGCTAGAAGTTCAGGAGTTTCTTCCCACTCCCATGTTTCTTCACGTCCTTTCTTATCAATTTTCTTAAATGTTCTAGTTGTCATTTAACATCCCTCCGAATCGTGTGTTAATTCATAAGTTGGTTCATATACAGGAGGATTAACTACTTCCTCCAAATTAAATAAACTATAAAGTTCTAATCCGGCAGATTCCATGAACTCATCTGCTTCACCATTTTCTTGACGATCAACCAAAGCAACTACTCTCTCCACCACATATCCTGCATCACGTATCCTAGTTGCTGCTTTAATAGCAGATCCCCCAGTTGTAATAACATCTTCTAAGATAGTAACTTTAGATCCTAATGGTGGTAATGGTCCTTCTATCCATGCACCTGTACCATGACCTTTTGCTTCTTTACGAACAATTAGACCATTCAGATGCCAATCTTTATTCCATGCTGCCATAGCAACTCCACTTACTAAAGGATCTGCACCTAATGTAAGTCCTGCTACTGCAACTGAATCGGTTTCAATAAACTCTAGTAGTAAGGAAGATGCACTACATAAACCTTCACCACTTAAAGTAATTGGTTTACAATTTACATAATGCTCACTACTTCTTCCAGATGATAGGGTATATTCACCCTTCTCATAACCATCTCTTACTATTAATTCTAATAGATTATCTCTATGATAATCATCCCACGTCTTGCAACTTACTCTCTTGTCATCAATGTAACAAGCAACCTTACCATCCAGTATGTTATCCATTGTTAGTATTTTGAATTGCTAATAGGGTTTCATAAGGAATCCAAGCAGGTTCCTCATCTTTAAACTGAACTTGAACCTCGGTTACAGAGCGTTGTAACCATTTAGAATAAGATTCTCTCACCATCTTAACAGGACTAAGAGGATTCTTCATTTGCTCATAAGCATCTGAAGTATGTATATTAGAATTATTCATATTCCCAGTATAAAACCCACTCAACTAAAAGTCAAGTGGGTTAAGTTTACATTGGACTAATTGTAACTAAAGTTTGCTAAGGTGGATGTGAAAAAATTAACATATTAATTAGATTTAATAGTTTACACTTTAACCGTAGACTAAAACCTCCTTACATATTCGTTTACAGATGTGCTGCTCATCGTCGCATTCGATTAAGCACTCGTAGTATTCTTCTATTAAATCGTTATGTGAATCAGACATATATTCTTTGTGTCTAGATCCTGCTAACTGATTGTGTGATATTAAATTGTGCATTAATCTCCTCCATGTGACAAGTTTACTCATAATATAGGTCATCATATAGACCTTTAATGCATTTTCTTCTCCTTGTGTACCTTAAAGGTGACTATTAATATTTAGCAGAATTGTGTGGTTTTGACAACTTTTAATACATAAAAATTTATGCCTACGAGTATATACTCATCTCCTTATTGTCTTAAGATACTCTAATACATGCTCTCTTACTTCCATCAACTCATTAAAACATTTTTGATTATGAGCACACCCACGTAACTGACTATCTGGTTTTTGTACTGATTCTACAAACAAATCCAATCCACGATTCCATTTTTGATCTGATGTTTCATCTTCAAGAATTGTGTTCTGATCCTTCATAGCACTCCGGTTTGGTGTTAATTTTAATTACTTCTATCAATTCATGCTTATCTATTGTTGACTCTCCAGATTCCATTACATTCTGAACTATCTCTTTAGATTCAGAACAACTGAGAGCAGCAGCAAGAATAAGATCAATCATAGCATCCTCCGTGTTATTTAATCAAGTAATTATTTCCCAATTATCATCAGCACCCTCAAACATCTCAAAAGTATAACGATTAGAAATAGATTCTAACACGACCTTACCAAATTCACGTTTTACTACTCTACATGAATGTAATCTATCCATACAATTATCAAATCTATCCTTTGCTAGTGCAGAACGTGGTTTAACACAAATAAACTCAGTTTTAATTGCGGTTTTCATAATGGTAGTTGATTGTCAGAAAGGTAAATAAAGTAATCATCCACGAGATCCTTCTCCATGCGATATGCTTCCTTCTCCCATGGTTGGTCATCGTAGTTAGTTTTAGAGTGATCTACACCCCTCCAAAACCTCTTTCCACGTTTATCTCTTAATGTACCCTGCACATGCTGATACAAGTGCCACAGTTCATGTAAAAGAGTTTCAATGTAAAGATCGGGGTTCATTCCTGCATGAAGTTCAATCTCAAAGTCACGAGGTCGATAATCACAATCAGCAGCCCACATCCACCCAAAAATATTCTCACGACGTAATCCCTTATGGTCTACGTTAATAAGAATCTTGTGACGTGGAAGGTACTGCTCAACGAACCAATTCACGACTCGTTCGCACCGTCTCTTGCTATAATTGTAACCAGAGAAAGTAAGATAAAGCATCAGAAATAATTTAATTCAAGAGTAGTGAAGATAGCAGCAGTAAGGCGAACCCCCCAATGCATCACCCAAAAGAAAGAAGCAAGAAAGAGTAATTTCTCCCTGCCTGTCATGTCTTTGCTCATTTTTTATTCACGAACTCCTATACTATAAACCCCACTCTACCCCAACGGTAATTTTATGTGCCACTTATTAGGGTGGACTATCCCTATAATCCACTAAACAAAGTAGAAATAGCATCTTTCATACTCTTTTCTACTATTTCTTTCTCTTGGTATTTTGTATAATCTTCAGTATTATAAGCAAACCATCCTGTAACAATATACTTAGTCTGTGTCTTACTCACTATCCCATGATGAAAATGCGTCCAATATGCGGGCCATATAACTAATCTTCCTTCCACCGCATCTACTACTCTATCATAATTATCAAACCTCGTCCCTCCTCCTTCAGTCACTGTATTTAAATAAATCATCCATACCCCAACTCTTGCCATATGAGCAGGAGCCATATTTTCACAATGATTACCAAAATATCCTTGTCCAGGATCATATTTCTGAAAATTATAATAATCAACTGCATCCCAGAGAGAAATTAAGTTCATTTGAGGATGCTTCTTCACATATAAATTTACACCTTTCTCAAGAACCCTCACTAAATTAATGGTAATAGGATGAGTAGTATGCTCTGAAAAACTTCCACCTATATCATGACTATCTTTCACCTCTTTACGGACGTGGGGCTTATTATCCTCACCACTCCCACACTTCCCTGGTGTTAGATCTTCATTATTCATCATATCTATTATCTCTTTACACTCGGAAGAAGTAAGAGCATTATCATATAATTCAATAAAATCTTTAGTCATTGTTCCAAAAATTAAAGTTAAAAGAAATAATAGTTTTGGGAGTACTTATGGGGTTAGGTGGTGCTCTATGAACCAAAAAACTAGGAAATGCAACCACATCTCCTTCCTTTATATCCAATTCACATACATCATTAGTAAAAGGATCAATATACTCTGTCTTGGGAGATCCTTCCGGTAAATCTAAATAATATACTCCACTATAATGACAATCATGAACATGCCATCCATGGTATTGTTCTTTGGTATATTGTTGATAGAAAAAACATCTAACCTCTATCTTCTCATAATGATCAGAGATATCCTTAAAATCGAGCAAACAATTCATCACCCTCTCTCTCACCAAATCCAAATAAGGTCGAGGATGATCTCTCGGTAATTCATAATCAGAGATCAGATCTAAAGAACCTTTCTTAATTTCACCCAAAGAATATAACCGAATCAAATCTAATATTTGACTTTTATACTTCTGATGATCTATAATTTGTTTCTGGAATACCGGAACTTTAATATCAAAAGTCATGGATTATTTTACTCCTTTTACAGTTCCCATATTCTACGAAGAATGCAATATTCCATCCAAAGATAGTCTTATAAAGAGTTTATCATATTTAGTAAGAAATGACAAAAATAAACTTAAACAAGTAAATAACATTCAACGGTATAAATTCAGCACCAATTTTATTTCAACCATCACAGAGAAATATAATAATATTTTTTACGGTTCCCTCCAAAATTCTAGAAACTCTACCCCTATCTTAATTACAAGTTGGTATAATCAATATGACGCAGGAGGGGATATACCCACCCATTCACATAAAAATTCTTATTGGTCAGGAGTATATTATCCCTATGGAAACGAAGATTCCCCTATAGTATTTGAAAATCCTATAGAACAATCGATGATAATATGCCCAGAATATGATGAACAGAATAATTTTACATATCACACATTCAAAGTTTCATGTAAAAAAGAAACTATAATATTTTTCCCTTCCTACCTAAGACACTATACTCTTCCGAGCACTTCTACAAAGCACTCCATCTCTTTTAATTTCTTTGTTGAAGGAAGTCTTTCAATAGAAACAAAGTCTTCCTTCAATATTAAAATAATAGGTTAGAACGGAACTGGTGCAGTAAGAACATATCCAGCACCACCATCTCCAGAAGAATTAGTAGAAGGAGCCGGTCCACCAGTTCCACCACTAGGAGGTCCTGGTGAAGGACCACATCCCCCACCTGTACCACCATTAGCTGTAATAGATCCGTTATTCGTAAAACTACCCCCATATACTACGAAGATAGCGCCACCGCCAGCAGCACCGCCACCTCCACCATTACTACCACCACCAGGTGCACCAGCATTACCGCCAGAACCACCATCAGAGAATATTCCACCTGTAGGACCAATAGTGAGGTCACCTCCTACAAAGAGGGCTAAAAGACCACCACCACCCACACCACCAGCTGTACCAGCACCAGAAGGTCCAGATCCACCATTACCCGCAGGATTACCAGCACCACCGCCACCACCTACTCTACCAGTTTCAGGTGCATTACCACCATTACCACCTTCAACTTGTGGTCCTGTTGGACCTGGCGCTATACCGCCATCATTACCTTCACCACCCGATCCGCCAGCACCACCGCCGCCAGCACCACCGCCGCCACCCCAACATATTCCAGTACCACCGTTTCCACCACCATTATATCCACGTCCTCCACCACCACCGCCGGTTTGATTATTGGGAGCTCCAGATACTCCACTTACAGATTGGTCTACCTGTGGGGCCCATCCAGGTTCCCCACCATTAACATTATTTCCCCCACCTGCTCCAGTCTTTGCTACCGCAATTACCCGTCCTGAAGGACCAGGCAATGCGGTCATTTTTTGTGCGACAGTATCCGCTGCTGTTCCTAAAGAAGAAACAGGAACTTGAGGATAAGTAAGAGGACCATTACTCTGAGTTGGATCATAAAAAGTCCATCTAAGTCCATTAGCTGGAACCGGACTATTATTGGCAGTACCCGCTTTCCCACTCATCGTGAGATGACCGTCAATAGTACAGTCACCAGTACAATATATTATTAATCCCTTATTAGTATTACTAACAGATACAGTGTCTCCAGCCTTAATATTCATGGAGGTATACTGTTTTACAATAGCATCTCCACCAGCTGTGGTTGTAAAGTTAATATTTGCCATTTAATTCACTCCTAAGTACTGAAAATTCCTCTCACCTGTCATGATGACTCAAAATCCCCATCGGAACCATCACCCCAATAATTTTCCTCACCAGTATTAATAGAGTCGCCACCACTACTCTCACTAGCAGAACCCATTCCAAACCAATAACCCACACCAAATGGTGCTTCTTTTACAAAAAAGTCTAAAATACGAGTCATGATAGGAAAACCTCCAAAGAATTAAACGCCAATTAAACCAGGACGGAATCCGCCTTTCTTAGTTACATATACTTTGTAACTAGATGCATCCGTATTAGTACCACCGTTATAATGAACAAAGAAGGAAACAAAGTCCTCATCACTTGCGGTAGCAGAGAGAGTAACTGTACTTGCAGAACCAACATCCCCTCTAGTAGAAATACCAGCAACAGTATCACTAGAAATACCAGTTACATTACAGTAAGTACCAATACCACTTGTATCTACGGTATTACCAACTCCACTAGTAGGAGTTGATGAGTTTTGAGTAAAGATAACTGTTACGGTAGCACTACACTCGGCATTGGCAGGCATATTCTTAAAGGAAACAATACCAATATTACCTGTTGCCGGTACAGCATACCTATAAACATTCGATGCTTGTACATCTAATTCTATAACTGATCGTCCCGCTACCCCACTTTCATGGGTACTAGCAGCAGCAACCGTTTCAATTACCCCTTTAGGTTTAAGAGGAACATTATATTCAAAACAAGTGGAATCCTTATTCCAAAGCATTGTTTTGTCATTTGATCCATCAACTGATCCATATACAACAATACCTGCATCATCAGCAGTTACGTTTGATGCAGTAGTAGTAGATCCAATACCAATTGTTTTATCACCAACCTCTAATGTTTCTGTTGAAATAATGGTCTGAGAACCATTAACCGTTAAATTACCAGTAATTGTTGAATCACCCGCAACTGTTATATCATTAACGGCGATTGTAGGAGTACCAGTTAACCCATATGCTTGAGTAGCATTAGTAGCAGATGATGCTGTTCCAGTGAAACTAGCAGCAGTTATCACCCCAGTAGCATTAACACCCTTTGTAAATTCAACGGCACTCGTACCATTTTCACCTACAATATCATCAACTCTAATTTGAGACATGGTTTCCTAAATCCTCTTCTATGTTTTATTTATGAAAATACATTCAGCACATCCATAATCATGGTAGTTCCACTTCCTACAACAAAAGTAGCACCCGTCCCTAAATGTATATCACTAAATCTACTAAATGCCACATAACCCGATGCACTATCAGATTCAACCTTATAAGAAGTACCAGCTCCAATATTCAAAATTTTATCAGTTTTAAATATTTGCTGTCCAGGTCCTGTGCTAGCAAGAGCAGTAGAAAATCCACTTACCCCTGTTAATTGGGAACCATCGCCCACGAAAGATCCGGCACTAACCTGACCAGCAAAATTACAAACTCCATCATCTCCAATAGATGCACCCACACCTACCTGAAAAGTAGTCCCAGGAGCAGTAGTACCGACTCCTAAACGATTATTAGTATTGTCAACGGTAATAGTAGCGCCTTGCGTACCTATACCAGTACCAAAATCAGCTAATCTACTTGCATTGGAAATCGCCATTATAGCAAATCTTTTTAGTTATTTATTGTTATTATAAACTTAATATATCGCCTGATATTTATTCCAGTTTAATGACATCGTATATCTTTCCAATGGAAATGGAGATGAAGGGGCCATATGAGATAAAGATCCTGGAAATATTAATAAACTATTTTGAGGGGCTTTAAAAAATCCATCTTCAAATACAGTTCCATTAATTAAAAAAGGAAAAGTTTGCATATAATAAACCCCTGTATAATCCACAGGATGAGTATGGAAACAATTATTTTTTATTTTACCTTTACTAGAAAAAAACCATGATACATCCCACTTCAATCTAATATTAAGTCCTTTTTGAGCAATGTCTAAAAATTTATTATGAACATTTTTAAATTGCGGATACCCACTCCCATACTTTTGTACAAAATCTGACTGAAGTCCCGGATTAGTAAGTCCTTTATCATACAAAAAAGGTTTACAATCGATTATTAATTTTTCTCTTTCTTTTTGAGTAAGAACGTCTTTAATAAGTAATTTCACTTTTCATAATTAAGATTAAAGGAAATAATAGTTTTTAATCCTCTTGTAACAGGGGCTGCATGAGGAAGCATAGGATCCCAAAATAATATATCACCCTCTTTAACCGGAACTTGATATCCCACAGTAGCAGAAGGATTTACAAATATAGTAGAATCTTTATTCTTTTCTAACTCTACAAAATAAGCACCAGAAATAGTGGCACCTTGATGAATATGAATGAAACATTCACTCTCACCAATTTCATACTGATTAAACCAAAACCTATATGCATTAAGAGTATAGTTGGTTATAAAAGGTTGAGCAACCTTTGTAAGATTGGGAAGAAAATAATTAGTATAAGATCGAGGAACCTCATGAGGTATATCCCAATCGTGCTTCTTTAGATTATGAAATTGGGATGGAGAAGTGGGAGTAACCTTCAGTGCCTCTAAAATTTTATCCTTTATTTCATTATGATTGGGAAATTTCTTCCTAAAAATAAAAGATGGCATTTCAAAGAGATCAAAATCTTCATACTCTGGTGAGGAAGACCTTGATCTCTTTAATTGATTTACGCGATTAAGAATCGCTTTATTCTTTTTTTCAGTTCTAAACATAATAAAATAATTATATCACAAATTAAGAATATCTCATATACCTAAGCCTCATACTTAATCCACACTCCTCCATCCGCACCAGCTCCTGATCCCGGAGGAGCATAGGCACCTCCAGCAGATCCAGTATAATTAATAGCTTGTACATCCGACGTAGGTGCACCACTACCACCTACACCTCCACCACCATTAGACCTCGGTGTGGCAGGAAGAGGTCTCCATCCACCACCTCCACCACAAACATAACCACTCGGACCTAGAGTATCCCGCCATGTAGTTCCACCCCACGAAGATTGTTCAGGAGCAGGCATCCCATCATACAGAACTGGTCCAGGGAATCCAGGCACACCATATCCAGCTCCACCATATGCTGCATTAAATGATCCAGGAGTTTCACCCCCTCCACCAGCTCCAGATCCACCACTACCACCATTCTCATAGTAAGGCATATCTCCACCCTGTCCTGCAGCCTTAACGGTTACAGCCGGGTGTTGAGTACTACTAGTAAAATTAGGAGCTATTTCAGGTGTTGATCCATTATGCTGTCCACCCCCGGATCCTGTGCCACTAACAGGGTTCCAAGGAAATCCACTAGTAGGAGCAGGATGAGGTTCTGCTTGCTTATGTCCACCACCGCCACCACCTCTTGCATACATATTACTTGCACCTTCTCCCGGCCCCGCAGGCGTAGGATAAAATTCTGAAGCTGTTCCTACAGCACCTACTTCTCCACTAGGAGAGGCTCCTGGTGCAGCACCTCCTTCACCAACAGCTACTGTATAAGATCCCGCATCTAAAGGATAAGCAGGTGCCAGTAAAAGTCCACCAGCACCTCCACCATCACCATAGAAGAATCCAGCAGAACCTCCTCCACCAAAAGCAACAACTTGTGCTTCTCCACCAACAGTAACAGTGAAAGTACCAGGACCTCTAAACAAATGATACTTATAACCACCCGCTGTAAATTCTACATTACCACCTGATGCTTGAACAACAACTTTATTATTAGGACCTATGTTACCTGCATCTAATCTACTATTAAAAAAAGTTGTTGCATGTCCATTTAAAAGTCTATTTTGACTTTGAGAACGACTACCTTTTCTATTAGTATTATCGGACCGTGCTCCCATTTTTAAGTCCCTCAGTTAACGTCAGTATCGCCAAGTAACTGATAATTGACTTGACTTCCTATACCAGTTCCAGCAACAGTTGAGGTCGTAACTTCACATACAATTGTTTCTCTATCTACCAATACTATAGGATAATTTGGTTCAAAATAATAGGTTTCATTCTGTGCCAAATCTACTCTTGATATTCTATATGAAGTATCTCCTACTGCCGTTGGCGTATGTTCACCAGGATAAACATATACCGTAGAAGTACATGTATTTAATCCAGTATTATGCTGTATAATACCACGAACATAAGTGGTAGATGCAACCCCTACAGGACCAGTACAATCTGTAACTCCCACCGTAAAAATACCAACGGTGTTTATTCCAGTTACACTCGTTATTCCTAATAGTTTAGTTCTTTTTAACGCCATTGGTATAATACTTTTTAGTTATTTAGTTAAATAAAGCTGCATCCAGTTCAGTAAACCCAGCAGGTAGTCCTGTAAGTTGAGATCCTCCACCTACAAAATCACTAGCAGTTACAACACCCACAAATTCTGCTTGACCTGCACCAGTAATAGTACCACCAACCCCAGCCGTACCAAACTCAATTCCAGACTTTGCAGTTATAATCCCAGTGGCATCTACATTAGTTACATCTTCATAAGTAAGAGTTCCACTGAAAGTAGCATCTACTGCAGTTATATTACCAGTAGCATTCAAACTTAAAACAGTAGCGGCACCTCCTACATTAATACCACCAGCACCAGTAATTCCATACCCTACAGGAACTTCTGCACCGAATGTTAATTGTGGAGCACCTGTGCCTGCTTTATTAGTGAAATATCCTGCTCTGATTCTTCCACCAGCTCCTGATATAACATCAACACCAGCAGTGGATAATCCTAAAACATCAGGAATAAAATCATCACCAGCATCAACAATAAAATCACAATTCTCTGCTACATCAATATCAGCATACTGGGTATAAGCAACATCAGAACCAGTAGGAACTTTAATATGAACTGTTGAACCAATACCTAAAGTATTATTAGTATAATAAATTAACTTTGCAGGATCTCCATCAGTTTCACTTAATGCTGTTCCTAAACCTGCACTAGATACACCATCAAGATTGGAACCATCACCATAAAAAGCAGTAGCACTAATAATACCACTTGCACTACCTACTGTAATTGCAGCACCAACTTGCAAATCACCGGTAGGAACAGTGGAATTAATTCCAACCTTGCTCCTAATAGTATCTACTTTTAAGGTATTGGTATTACCTAATTTTGCTAAGTCTCTTGCAGCAGACATTATTTAAATACTTTTCTAGTTATTTATAAACTATAGGATATGTCTTATAAACAACATCACTCAGATATTGATATAAAAAAGGTTTTTGTTGAATAACTTTTTCCCAGTCTTTTTTTGTCTTATCAATATTAGTTATCTCTCCTTCTGCAGAGTAAGGAGAAACTCCCATCCCCGACGCAATATAATGAAATCCTGCACCCAAATTAATAAAATTATTTTCCACAAAAAGACTATTTCCAAACGACATTAATCCAAATCTAGTAAGTTGATCACTCGATTCTATATTATAATCTTTATTAAAAATATCTTCCCAATACTTAGTATCTCTTCTTTGAGTGAAGGCATAATGTATCGCAATAAAATCTACAAATTCATCAAATTTTCTATTAGTTCCAAAATTATACATTTCCTTCAATATATGAGATGCTTTACCCCTTCTCAATACCTTATAAAGGGCAATTAAATTCTCATGGACAGTAAGAAGACCATTAGATTCTAATGGTTCAATAAAACCACCAGCTAATCCAATAGCAACAACATTCTTAACCCAAGTTCTCTTATATCTTCCAACTTTCATTGGAATATGTCTAAATTCACAATCACTCGTACCTAAGTGATCAATAAACTCTTTCTTAGCATCATCCCTACTAATATGTTTAGAAGAATAAACATACCCCGTCCCTATATTATCCCATAAAGGAATATTCCATACCCATCCATTATCAATGGCCGTACATTCTGTGTAAGCAACCATTTGTGATTCTTTATCAGTATAAGCAATATGAGTTGCCCATGCACTATCATTAGGAATCACATGGTCATAAGGAATAAAAGGTTCCTTTAAAAATTCCCCAAGTAATAAACTCTTAAATCCTGTACAATCTATAAACAAATCTGCTTCTATATTCTTTCCATTATCCAACTTAAGAGATTCTATCCCATCCTCATTTATATTACTATCAACTACATTAGCACTAATATGATCAACCTCTTTACAATACTTTTTCTTTAAATATTCTCCAAATTTTACAGCATCAAAATGATATGAATAAGATGCTGTACTATCAAACTTACCTCTTTCTGCACATAATGCAAGAGGATTTATATCTTCTGCATAAGAATTAAATGAAACGTCCTGATTTCCACCATTCATGGCTTTCCACCATTCAACAGGGTTAATCAAAGGTTCATCTCCAAAAGGATAATGAAAACTTCCTGAGTCCTTAGTTAAAAAATTAGTAAACTTTATACTATGCTTTAAAGTAGCACCCGTTTTTCTAATAAAATCTACCTCATCAGCACGAATCCCAACCAAATCTATCCAAGACTGTATTTGAAATAAAGTACTCTCACCTACTCCAATTATTTTAACATCCGGGGATTCAATTAAGGTGACATCAGCATCTAAAAGACGTACCAAAGTAGTCGCACTCATCCATCCAGCGGACCCACCTCCAACAATACAAATTTTCAATGGTAATTCTTCTACTCTTCAGTATTATAACACAGTTTATTACTGACTACCAACATATTTAACAATAACAACTCCTGTACCACCCTTACCACCTGGAGTATCACTGCTGGAGGCACCTCCACCGCCACCTCCACCACCAAGGTGGTCAGTTGCAGAAGATCCACCTACACTATCTTTTCCACCATCACCACCACCGCCAGATCCACCCTCACCACCTTGAACGCCAGATCCAGCGCAACCTCCACCACCTCCACCACCATAGGTTACAGATGCACCACTTATAGTATTTGTTGTTCCATCACCACCGTTTCCACCAGTACTTGCCTCATCGGGCCAATTGTTTGTAGGAGTTCCTCTAGCACCAGCTTGACTCGATCCACCGCCGCCACCACCAACATTACTACCCCCATTGTGATAAATACCACCATCCGCACCATTATAACCTTGAATGGTAGGACTTATTCCATCAGGAGAAACTACGTCTGTACCCTTATTCGGTTGAGTTGGGGATGCATATGGTCCTGGGTTACCTCCACCACCTCCACTAGCACCATTTTGAATAGCATTGACTCCATGATGGGCTCCTCCTCCTCCACCACCGCTACCAACTACGGGAGTTGGGAACATAAGCTTAGAGTCACCACCTTTACCACCGAAACTAGGTTGTGATCCAGGATCCCCATTATCAGTAGAATTACCATTAATTCCACCAGCACCTACTTGAACTGGATAAGTATCAGCTCCTAATCCTGTAGGATAAGAAAGAGTTCCTGCGCGATAACCTCCCGCACCTCCGCCACCACCTAGGGCAAAGGAGTTAAATCCCCTTCCTCCTCCTCCGCCACCACCAACTACAAGATATTCAAAGTCAGTAACATCTTTAGAAGTAGTTTCAACTACAAAACTGGTAGAATAATCTGCACTATAAGGTTCAGGACTAGCAGGATTTTGGAAGGTATGGATCGTATAATGAGTGGGTCCATTAGGTCCTGGTTCATATGTTTTAGTACCACCAGTGGCATAGAAAGTGTCACCAGCTCCCACACGACCATATCCAGCGGCACCGCCACCCAGACCGGTTAGACCCATTAAAGGTTTTTCTTTTTTATGCCAGAAATTACTAAACATCAACTAATCCTCCCTTAAGAAGTCTTACTTTGATTAGCAACAATAATGTATGTGGCATCACCTGTTTTTAATAAGTTAAAGGTATAAAGGTCAACTCCTGATCCTCCACCATCACTCGGAACACTTCCTCCTATCCAATGAGTCGTAATACCAGTTGCTACACCATCGACGGTAACCTTATTAACATATGCCGTCGTAGCATTAACAGCAGTTATTCCAGTAACCGTCAGAGTCTGGTTAATTGCTAAATCTGTATTAATACCAGTTGTAGAATAAATGTTAAGGGTATTATTAGTTCCTCCCAAGTTCGCCGAGGAGAATTGAACATTGCCGTTAGTTATATTAAGATCCGCCGCACTACTCCATGCAGTGGTTGTTGAACTAAATGCTTCTACAAGAGTTCCTTTAGCATCAAAATTAGTTACCGTTGTAATTCCAGAAAATACTGCGTTACCATCACCAGTAATCGTTACACCTACACCAGCACCAAATGCGCCACCAGAAACTGATCCTGCTTTAAAGCAAGTACCAGCAGTTACAATACCAGAGAATATTGCGTCTCCTGCATTATCAACACCAATCGTTGCACCAACACCTGTCGGAGATCCTGCCTTAAATCCTCCTCGTGCAGTAACAATACCAGTTGAATCTACATTAGTTACATCTTCATAACTCACTGCTCCCGTAAAGGTAGCAGCAACACCAGTTAAATTAGTTATTGTAATATCAGGAGAACCCGTTAATCCAGTTGCATCACCATCAAAACCTGCCGTGGCAGTAACCATCCCGGAAACATTAATTCCACCCGCACCTGTTATTCCATATCCTACCGGAACTTCAACACCATAAGTAAATTGCGGAGCACCCGTGGCATTCCTATCAACAAGTTTGTCTGCGCGAACTCTTGACATTATTCTATAATACTTTCTAGTTATTTATCATTCTGTATTTATAGACTGATGATCAGGAAGTTTTGGTAATAAATCAAATGATATAACAGTTCTTTGCTTTCGTGCTTTATTTGGATGAACAAAATGGTGTGTAAATGAAGGAGCAATAATTACAGTTCCCTCCTTTACATTTTGTGGAAATGCAAGAGATGTGGTATCAGTTCTTGGATCTTGCCAAGGTGCCATAAAACAAGTAGGAGTATGGACCTTTGGATCAAACTCTACATATAAAATTCCAGAAAATCCCCATCCTCTATGATTATGAATAGTCTGTTGATCTCCTTTCTGGTATCTAACGCACCATGCATCAGTCATACCACAAGTAACCTGTGCTTCTTGACAAAATTCCCAAAGAATATCTTTTAAAAAATCTTGCAAATAATGCACATAAGACTTACCAGCAGTCTGCCTATCAGTCTCAAAGGTCTGTAGTTCAGTTCTTATAAAGTTACCCTTATTGATACGACTAAGTAATCCTTTCTTTTTAAAGTCCCAATCATCTACTTCATACTGATAAGAAGGAAATTCAAAAAGTGGTGCCTTCATCGTGACCTATCCCATGCACAGTGAGCACGTTGACCATCTTGTAGAACATAATGGAAAAATATTTGATGATAATACTGTTCCTGTTGTTGCTTCTTACCAAATAGTTTTTTACTCTTCTTACCTATAGGAGTACCAGGCATGGGATCCCTCCAATGTGGTCTCTCACATCCTTTATACAATAATCCATCACCAGGATTAAGAACAGCAGAACGTTCTTCACCAGGTACTAATACAGCAGTTTTCTTTTTATCTGTATAAGTATCAGGAGTCTTAATCTTAAAGGGCCAATCCCTTTCACCTTCTGGAAGATTAGTACTAATATGAATACTAACAGAGATTTCACATGCATCTCTATCGGCATGTTTAGTTAATGCTTGTCCAGGAAAATAATATCTATCATAATAATAGGTATTATATAACTTCCTACCAATTACTTCCTCCAACTTTTTACGCACACCACTATGAATCGTTCTATATTGTGGATGCCAATAACGTGCAAGTGAACCTTCTACTTGCATCTCAACTTCTGTATGATTAAAATGGTCTGGGTTCCTATCCCAATAATTCAACTGTCCCTTCATATCAGGAACAGGATGATAAAGTTCTTCAGGATCCCATAGGTCTTTTATAACAAGATACCCATCCTTCTCAAACTTCTCATTTTTTGTCCATGCAGTTCCAGTGTTCTGTTTCTCTTGAAACATCAACTGCGCTTCAGTCATTCCTTCTGCCATAATAACCTCCTATTTCCAACGAGGTCCGACAGTCCATCCAACGATAGACTTACGTGTTCCTTTAGTTACCTTAAGAACTCTATGTTGTGTACGAGAGTCAAATAATACTATACATCCTTTCTTACGCGGAACGATATAACTATTACCTGCTTCATCAAGGAGTTGAACATTACCACCTTCATAATCATCAGGGTCAGACAATTGCATAGCAAAAGATAATTTCCTTACCAGTTCAATATTTTCATTTACAAAATCCTGTGCTAATCCATCTTGGCGATTACCTACAGATACTGGTTTATATTGTGTTGCCAATCCAGCATCATTGTGCCATCCATAGAACTGACCTTCTTGATACCGAGTATATTGCATACTCTCACCATCTATACAGCGCAAATCATACATAAAATTCTCACGATTTGCTCTCTGAATATAATGCCATAAAAACCCACCTACCCAATGAGTAGTAGGTATCCAAGCATTCTGCGAATTTCTCTTATCCTTATTCAGTGCATCTCCATGTAACTTGGAGTCTGCCATCTGTGGATCAAAAGTTTCTGTAAGATCCTCCTCAATCGTATCTATAATCTTATCGGGAAGGTCCGTAAAATACCATATACTCTGATATGCCATATACCTATGATGTGTTTCAGTTAATTATATAGGAGGTTTTTTAGAATGTCAACAATTAAATCCAGTTCTGTCCAAAATCAATTATCTTACCATTCACCTTTATTGCCATAACTTGAATATTCGCGTTAGTACTATTACCACTAGTAGTAATAGTAAACTTAGTTACATTCCCACCCGGTAAATTAGGAGCTAAAGATCCGGAAGGTGCCATCCCAGTAGGTTCAGATCCCGTAGTCATAGGGAAGGGACTATCCGTGTTAAAGTTTCCCGTAAAAGATCCACCACCACCTTGACATGACATTACTTCAAAATCAGTAAAGGTACTATTAGGTCCACTGAAATTAAACTCCATACCAAAACCACTACTACTAGCATGAGATGCTACTAACTGAGAGTTTCTAGTTCCAGGAGACCAGAATCCCCACCCTAATCCCTGTTTATATTTGTCTTGGCTACCCGTAGTTGAAAAAGAATCAAGTGAGAAATCCAGTCCAGCACTACCTTCTATAGCAGGAACTGTCTCTATCGCACCACTAAAATTAACAGTCCTCTTATATCCTTTAGTTACATTTTCCAATACAATTCTTGCTCTACCACCATAATGCGATGTACCCGGTCCATGCCAATAAGGATTAGAATAAGGAGCACCCCATCCATAATACTTCATTTGAGGATCAGTTGGAGTAGAATAATAAGGATGATAAGGTGCAGGAACAGTTCCTATTGTACCTGGTTGAGATCCCGTGGCATACTGATCACTTAAATCAGCCCCTACGGTCATTAATTCAGTAGTCCATCCCGGATGGACATAACTACTTCCGCCACCGCCATTACCTGGTCTACTATCACCTGGATTAGCATTGGGCTGAGAACCACCACCGCCGCCACCACCGCCGTAGTATCCACCGGCACCGCCGCCACCTTGGGTACTATGATTACCATTACCGCCAGGACCACCATAAAAGAACGCACCTTCTTGACCAGGTGATGGATATCCAGGAGATGCATTACCCTTATTACCCCCTTTATTACCTCTTGGTCCAGGGTTTCCTGTTGGAGGATCATATCCACCACCAGAACCACCATATCCACCACCATGAGGTGATCCTCTTAACCCACCACGAGTCCATTCAGGGTATGGGTGAGTTGCAGGTCCAGGACCTGCAGGAGTATTAGGAACTTGTAAAGGACCACCACCAGAACCACCACCTCTATAAGATGTTCCACCACCACCGCCAGCAACTGCTGCAACATAAAGAACAGAAGCATCCGGTGTTTGAGGATCCATATATGGTCCTGCTACAGTAGCTGGTCCATTCAGTACTACTGCTGCTAATCCTCCTCCACCTCCACCACCACCGGGTCCGGCATTAGGAGGTGCTGGACTGGATCCTCCAAAAGGTAAAGGTCCCAAAATAGGCTGGTATGATGGATCTCCGGCACCAGAACCAGGATTACCAACATAACAATAGAAAACATCTGTTGCTAATATAGCAGTATGACTCGCAATAACAACACTTCCACCACCCCCTTTAGATCCAGTAGGATCCTGAAAAGGTCCAGAAAATCCTCCACCACCGGCACCTATCATAAAAATTCTCCATTCCTCAGGACCACCAGCATTTTGCATTAAACTAGTAGCACCCCCACCCATTCCTATCATAGAAGGTAAGGGTTTTAATTTACGAAACCAGGAATTACCAAACATCAATCAATCCCCTTACGAAGTCTTCACCTGATTAGCAATGACTATATATGTCGCACTTCCAGTTTTCATAACATTAAACGAATAAGTATCTAATCCACTTCCTCCCCCATCAGTAGGAGCACTACCACCTACCCAATGAGTTGTAATTCCTGTCAGTAATCCATCAATAGACACTCTATTAACATATGCTGTTGATGCATTAACCGCTGTTACAGCAGTTACATTCATTACCTGATTGGTCGCTAAATCTGTATTAATGCCTGTTGTAGACATTATATTTAAAGTATTATTGGTTCCACCTAAATTAGCCGAACTAAATTGGAAGTTACCATTGGTTATATTAAGATCGCTACTACTACTATAAGCCGTAGTAGTGGAACTCATTCCTTCTATCAGAGTTCCTTTAGCAGTAAAACCACTTACAGTTGTAACTCCTAAAGTAGAAACACCAGCAGTTACAACTAAACCGCCAGTAGTTGCTCTAAATCCTTTTCCTGCAGTTACAATGCCTGTTGACTCTACATTTGTAACATCTTCATAAGTTACTGTTCCTGTAAAAGTAGCATCTACAGCACTAATATTACCAGAATAAGTTCCAAATCCAGCAGTAACATTATTAACTGTAACATTGGGTGTTCCAGTAAGACCACTAGAAATACCAGCAGAAGTAGAATATCCCGCATTACCTGTGTAAGTTGCAGTCGATGCTGTTCCTGTTACATCTCCAGTTAAGGCACCAACAAATCCACCACTAGCAGTACAAGCCCCACTTACATTAATTCCACCAGCACCAGTAATACCATATCCAACAGGAAATTCAACACCATAAGTGAGCGTGGGAGCACCGGTGCCTGCCTTATCTAAAATGGTATCAACTTGTATCTGGGACATTTTATCTTACTTTTTAGTTA